TTACCAGGAGGCTANATTTACTGTTTGTTTTTTAGCGGTTAAACTTAATTTTTGTGTTGTATGCCAAGACCCTGAATCAAAATCAAATAGTTCTACTTTAGTGTTTAAAGGATTACTAGGAGAAACTAAGGCACCTAAACTTAAGGATAATGTAAATTCGTTAAATAACTGGTTAACTGCTTCTTTTACACCTAGTCTATTGACCATGATTCTGAAATCATAAGCATGGTGCTTTTCTAAATAAGCATAAATATCAAAGACCATGTAAGTTCCTGTTTTTTCTCCTTGAGGCACTTGGATAATTGCGCTTCTATCATCATTTCTTTTTGTTTGATAGTATAAGTCATGCCCCGACTCTCCAATAACTGTTTTTGTATCACTTAAAGCATCTTCTTCATCTGGGGTGTACTCATCCCCACTTAAGGTAGAAGCTAAGTGAATGTAGTTTCTTCCGTGCATGAAAGAACCACCTAGTACATCAGGACCATTTAGTAGTGAATAGTTTGTTCTGAAAATGTTCTCTTCTACAGTATATTCTAACCCATCTGATAATTCAATAATACCTCGTATATCTACATCTAGTCCATTCCAAATATGAAGTTTTTCTCTATCTTGAACAGAAACATCTGCCCAAGGTCCGTCAATAACTTTTGTGGAAGGGTGCTTGCTTTTGTTTAATCTTAGAAAGAACAAAACCCCTGCGGGTCTAAATGCATTAATCACATCAATAATTTCAGGAGGAAACTCTACATCAATTCGAATATCAATAATGGCAAACCGATAATAGTACCCCATTAAGTGGTCAGGACCATTTAGCTTAGACTTATTTGTATAAAAGATATTACGCCACGGTTCATAAATTTCAATGTGTGCGTCATTGTTATTTAAAAAGTCTAGTAAGGCATCTATAATAGCGGGAATGGTACTTCTCTTTAATAGAACTTCTCGAATAATTCTTTTTCTATAAAAATCATCTTTCCAACCATCTTCACGATAAACACCAAACCAGTCACCCCAATTATCAAGGTATTCTCCAGTGGATGTCTCTAAACTTGACTGGATTTTACTTTGAATGGTATCTTTTTCTGTTTGGGTTAACTCATAATTTAAAGCATTTAGTATGGAAAAGTTGGTATCATCATATTCATCTTTTCGTTTTTTTGTTCTTAATAAGGGATGAATGTTACGTAAAAAATTTGCCAAAAGCTAGAGTTCCTCCTTTCTACTCAATTTCAAGAGTAATATCTCCTGCACGAATAATTTCTTCATCACGAACGCCAATATTTTCTTCGATGTTATGAATTTCAGCATCATAGATTAAATCATCATCAATACTCATAATCACTTGTAGTAAGTCGTTTAGTATTAAGTCCTGAGAAACGGTCTGGGAATTTAAGTAATTCCGAATAATGGTTTCAACTTTCTTTCTCATGGCACTATTCATTCTTTTTGCATTCGTTGTTGTAATCGTTACATCTACAGGCACAACGATTTTTTCTACAGGGTAAACTTCCAATTTAATTCCTGCAGGTCTGTAATCTTCAATGGCGTTTTCAACTTTTTTCTTGGTTTCTTCTTTTAAGTTTCCATTTGAGTCATGACAATAAATTCTTACATAACCGATTTCTTCTCGAATGTAAACGCCTGAAATATCTTCTACTTGTCGAGTGCCATAGTCTAGTGCTTTAATAGTAGCTCTACCACGTGATTCAACAAATCCATGGAAACGTTTCTTTACAGACTCAATGGATTCTTCATCTTTACCTGTAAGGATATCATATCGATTGTACACTCGTTTTAAATTACTAATACTATCTAAAGCGCGATTGATATCTCCAGCTAAAACATTTCCTCTTGTACCTGCTTGAGTACAATACACATCAATTTTAGCTGTTACACTTCCTTTAGGTACGAAGTACTCTTTTTCAGTAACAAAAGTCATACGTTTGCCTTCTTTGTTTGTCCTAGAAGAGTCAAAGCTTGTACCTCTTGGGATATAAACAGGTTCTTGAGTTGTGGTATGAAATTCAATAGTAACTTGTCCAAAGGCTCTTTTTGCTTCTCTTTTTTTAAAGTTAAAAGCATTCAAAACACCTTTTTCAATACCCCATAGAATATTTTGCCTACCTAACATATAATAAGATTCTAATTCTACAGATACAGCTTCATAGATAGACCTTATCGTAGACCCTACAGAAAAATCATTAATCTCGTTAGTATTTACCATAGTTACATCAATTAATCGAGATAAAATCTCGCTCATTCTTTTTAGTCGCAAATGTTTCCCTCCTATCTTACAATGATACTTCCTGAGGCATCACTGGAAATTAAAAAATCAAATTGAGCTTCAATAGAGTCAATTCTTGCTGTATAGTTGCCATAATAAACACTTTTGTCTATATAGTGGTTTACTAAACTACAATCGTTTACTCTTGTGTCTATTTGTATTGTTCTAGTTATTTCTTGTTCTATGAGTTTCATCTGTTCGTTGGTTGCTTTTCCAAATAAGTTATGTAAATTTGAGCCATACTCTGGATGTCCTAATAAAGCGCCTTTAGGGGTCATAAGTCTAGCTAAAGCTGCTTGTTTAACGTTATCTGCGCCTTGGACAGTTTTCACATCTCCGACTCCATTATGAGTTAACTCAAAAATATGGTCTTGGGTTCCTTTATCATGGTAATTTTCTTTAAGATGTGTCATGTCTAAATCTCGACCTAAAGTTAAACTTTGGATAAACTCTTGGTCTTGTTTCGTCATTTTATACAAGTCATCAGGTTCTATGCCCTCTTTCATCGGAATAACTAAAAAATCTCCAGGAATCGCTAGATGTTCAGGGTTATCTAATTTTTGGTCAGGGTTATCGACAATGTAAGGATATTCCAGTTCATTATAGTCTGCAATTTGCAACCAGTTGTTTAAATCATTGGTTTCTGTTTGAGCGATAGTTTGGATAGTTTCAAATTGCTTTACTTCATGCTTACGAAATCGTGCCATAGTCAGGTAACCCTCCTTGAATCATCTTCAACTGTTTTTGAATATAACCTAAAGCAATGTCCATATTGGTTAAGTCTTCGACAATCGATGTGTATTGGTTATCTGACCCAAGATTATCAATGACATACTTAGTGTTTTCTCTTGTTAGCTGGATGTCTTTTTCATCAATGTATTGCATAAGTTCTGGACGTTCCTCTATAGCATAAATAAGAGAAAAACATTCTAAAACAACAGCTTGACATAGTTTATACACATAAGAGTTAACCAATTTTAAATCACTATCAAGTATCTTTTTTGTTACGGTGTCTTGAGATAAATCTGTGTTAACTTCTTGGATTTCTTCACTTTCTAATAAATCTAAAATATTAGAAGATAATTTATTGACTTGAAGGTTAGGAGTGAAAAATCGGGAGATGTAATTTGGCTCTTCATCTAAAATGTTTGTAACAATTTTTCCATCTGTACTAATATTCATCGTTTTGATAAAACGCATTAAATCTGTTGATTGATAAACCTTTTTCATCACACTTTACCTCCATAACCAATGTTTTGTTTTAATTGTTCAACACCATACTGGTAAGCCCCTTGGGTACCTGAAGGATTAATCGCCATTGTTTGTGGACTAATAAATCCAGCAGAATAGGACATAGGTAAAGACCCTGATTGAGGATTACCTGAGCCTGAATTTTTATTTGACCCACCAATGCTTGGATTTTCATTGCCAATTTTAGGGTTAGCTCTATCCCTTTCGGGTGGGTCACCAATCCCTCTTAGAACGACAAAGTTTAAAGTGTAGTCAAAGAGCAAGGGTCTAGATGCATTTCTTTCTATGGTCAGCCCTTCTGGCGCTAAGTGAACAACATAATATTTTTCATCTGTATAATTGTAAAAGTTTAACTCTTGTTTGGAACGATTCCCATTGCCTCCTTGACTAGCATAGTCATCAATAAATTTTTCGAGCTGTTCAAGACGTTCTTTCCCTGTTCGACCATTTTTGTCGACCTTAAATCCCGTTGTTCCCCCAAACCGAATGGTTTCTATGTCTTTACCAAAGTCTTCTGTTATGATATTTGATTTTGTTTTAAATATGGATACACGTTGTGGTTTTGAATGCTTATAAGAATTCGGGTTTACTTGAAACCTATACCAACCTTTTGAAGTATCTTCTCCAACTTGTAAGGCAATTCTTTTTAAAGCATAAACGCCATCTGATTGAGACAAATATTCCACCTACTTTCAATAGGTAATATAATAGTTCTACCTTTGATTATACCACACAAGCTTGACGTTAAGTCAGAAATATTGATTTAAAAAGGATAAGGTCTATGTCAGGAGAAGAATTTAAGGTTTAGAGTCAGAAGAAATAAATTAAAGATTTTTATTTTGTATTTTATTTCAGGGAGTAGTCTTAACTTAAAATTCGTGGGAGGTATCCCCATTTCGTTGTGACAAGGTTTTAAATCTCTTCTAAGGTGTTTATACCTTTAAGGTGTCAACACACCTTAAATCGGCTTTGGTTGCCTCATGTAAAATAGGGCATTTTACCTCTAGAAATTATTGCAATTCTTTTCTGAATCTAAACCTTAATTCTATCTGTCAACTAAATGTCCTATTTTGTATTTTTCTGTCTCCTATTACCATTCCTTTAACTATTTGTTAATATATTGTTAAGGTTTAAATAAGGTAATAGGGAGGACAAAAATTAAAATAGAACAAAAGGTTGACATTAGGTTTAAAGTAAAATTCATCAGAAAATAAAAAAAAAGAAGAAACATAAGTCTCTTCTTAGTCAGTTTCAAAATATTGTTTAATTTTACCAATACGTTTTTCTCTATCTTCTTTTTCTTCGTCTTCTGGAGTTTCGTATAATTTTGTAATTTCTTCAGGAACAGTTAGTACAGTTTTATAGGCTGTTTCAACTTTGAACATATTAAGATAAATGGTTTTTCCATAACGACCACTAGTGTCTGTATGAACTTCTCGAAACGCTGTTCCTTGTCCGGCAATAGAACTTTCAGCTTTTACTAATGCATCTAAGGGTTGACCTCCAGTATAGCTTGGGTAAAGATAGTAGTCGTTGTCCTTGGCATGGACTTCCAATACAACTTCTTTTTTTGGTTGTGGGTAATTCACTATTGTTTTCATCCTTTCTTTGTGGTAAAATAAGGTATAAGGAATTTCTGCCCTTTTCCTTATTATATCACAGATTGACTAGCCTTGAAACATACTAAACAGATAAGTGACAACAGCTCCTAAAACAATCATGAAAATGTTTTCCACAACATCTCGTTTGTGGTCTGTATTCTTATCGTTTACATTTTCTAAATCTTGGATTGCCTTTTCTAATTTGGAAATTTGATAGGAGAGGTGAGTGTACTTTTCTTTATAGACGGAAAAGCGTGTATCTAGATTATTAACAATAGATTTTAAATCCTTTAAAGCAGTTTCGAGCTCCTTGTTTTCCTCCTGTATCCCTTTTTCTGTAAGTTCTCCATGTTGGAGACGGTCTTCAAGACTCTGCAACCGAAGTAAAATGTTATTTAATTGGTCATCAGACATCTATACAAAGAGCCCCCTTTTTTTGTTTTTATTTGGTTAGACGCTATCCTTAAGTAGTAACCATAACATAGCACTTAGTCCAAATGTTAAACCAGTAAACACTGTAATAGCCATGTAAAAACCAAAATAGACAGATAAAATACTGCCTAAGCTGATTCCCAAAAGGATAACATGAAATTTGTATGAAGATAAGGGGCTAATTGCATGATGGAATTTTTCATGTACTAAAGAGCGAGTAACAAAATAAGAAGCAGTATAAACCCAAAGCTGTAGTAAAAGCATGCTTATAAATGCTAAAATGAACATGGATTTACCCCTCCTTTTGCCTTCTTAACCTAAGAGTAATATAGCATGAAATACCAAACAGATGTTGTCATACTAGCTTTTGTATTATATTAGAATAGATACAAAATATTAGCAAAGGAGTATGATAATTTGGACAATAAGAACCAGGAGAAAAAAGATAATCGAAAACGTAAAGGCAGAAAATTTATTTTTATGGTATTTTTTGTCTTAGTGATGTTAGCTTTTACCTTCTTTATTGCCCATGAGTTTGGTATTGCCCACCATGAGTCCTTAATTTGGGTATCAAGCGGAGCGATATGGTCTTGGATAGCAAGTGATATCTTTGACCGCCAAACCCAGCGAACAGTTTCACGTGATATTCAAGAAGATATTCAGAGAAAACTTAAAACAGTCGCTAGTAACTTAGAAGAAATTGGAAAACACTAGGTCTAAGGAGTGATTCTAACGGAAAGAAACGAGATTAAAGAGAAACGAAAATACTTTNCTAACATTGACTTAAGGTAACTATAAGGTAACCTAACTTCTTTTTCTACTGCCCGTACAACATTAGCAATAAAGTCTTCTACATCTTCAGACAAAAAACAATCAGCGGGAAGCTTATACATTTGAGAAAAATCTACATCTTCGATAGAAATCTCTTCATTCATTAATTTTAGCTTACACTCAAAGAAATCTTCCATATTGTTAATTTTAAGCTCTTCTTGCTCTGATACCTCGGAACCTTTTAAAGCTTCAAGTAACTCTTCTACATCTTCAAAAGAAGGAGCTTCTACAGAATGTATTTTTTCTTGGGATTTTCTCTCAGGCTCTCGGTCATCTTCCCTAGGTTCTTGAATATTATTTCCTTGTTTGTCTGTTAAAATAATTCCTGTACCAAGTAAGAATACTCGAACTTCATCAGACTCATAACCATATTGCTGGTCGGCAATGTCTAATATTACATTTAAGATATCTTTTGCTTGACCATCAGCTGAGTTAAAGTCTAATTCCTTTACCACTGTTGTTCCAATGCTAGCTGCTAGTTCCTCTACTCTAGCTAGAATTTCTTGTTCGCTAAGTCCTCCACCTTTTTGCTCTAGGTCACCGTAGATTAGCTCAAAATCGTCCTGGTCAAT